GCACCAACAACTACAACAACAACTACTGCAGCTACAACAACCACAACTACAACAACTACAACTGCAGCACCAACAACTACAACCACTACAACTGCAGCACCAACAACTACAACTACTACAACTGCAGCACCAACAACCACAACAACTACAACCACAACTACTGCACCACCAACATCTACACTATATGTTTACGCATATGATTCCGGTGCTAGTCAGCTTATTTTGTATGCGGGAGTTAATGGCGGTGCTGGTGCTGATATTTGGGATGAAGCACTTGACGGTAGTTTAAGTGGTGTTTGTGGATTAATTTATACATTCATTGCTACGTTGGCTCCGGGCGATACCGTAACATTTAGTACTAATTTGGGTTGTGTAATGGCTGGAGATGATTCGGCATCTTGCCCATCTGCTACTGGAAGTAGTACAACATTCACAACTGCGTATATGGTAGCTGGTGCTAACTATGTAGCACTAGGGTTGAATTCATCTATAAATCCTTAGAACATTATATATAATAAAGGTTATGAAAAATTTAAGATTTATATGTGCCCAACCCGCAATTCCATATTACACTTGGCAGGTTGAAGTAATGATACACAATTTTATTGAAATGGGTGTTAATCCAAATAATATGGATGTGATTTGTTATGCTGAAAATGGAATTATTCCCGAACAATGGACTAAGTTAGCAGAAAGATACAATTATGTTAGATTTTTCTTTTATAGTGATACAAGACTAAATAAAGGATATACATCTTCAATAAGACCAAACATATTAAAACAACATTGGGCAGCTAGACCTGAAATACACAATGATACTATTTTCTATCATGATTGTGATATTGCTTTCACAAAACCAATTAGTGAATGGATAACACAAGAAATGATAAATGATGATAATTGGTATGGTTCGGATTGTAGATGGTATATATCTCATTCGTATATAAAATCAAAAGGAGAAGATATCCTAAAAGCTATGTGCTCATTAATGGAAATTGATGAATCTATAATTGAAGAAAATGAATTGAATGGAATCGGAGCACAATACATAATGAAAGGAATTAATTATGAATTTTGGCATAATGTTGAATTAGAATCAGAAAAGTTATTTGTTAATATTACGGAACTAAATAGAATTAAAAAAGAGAAAGAACCCACTTATCACGAATTACAAATATGGTGTGCGGATATGTGGGCTGTATTGTGGAATGGATGGAAGTTAGGAAAGAAAACAATATGTCATACAAATATGGAATTTAGTTGGGCAACATCATCTGAAAATCTATGGAACACTTGCAATATATTTCATAATGCTGGTGCGGTAAATTCAACAAGTGGATTATTTTATAAAGCGGAGTATATGAACAAATTACCATATAATGAAATATTAGATATTAAAGAAGGAACTACATCTTATGAATATTGGAAACTAATACAAAACACAGCAAAAAAATCAGTATTGATATGACAGTAAAAGAACAATTCGAAACTTACAAAATCCACCAAATGCAATTAGACTATATGTAGAGGATGCGCTTCTGCAATTTTTGAATAAATAAAAAATAAATACTTATTAAAAAAGATACAGTTATGCATAAAAAAGGTACAATATATTGGTTCACAGGACAAAGAGGGGTAGGTAAAACGGTATTGGCAAATAAACTTAAAGATTTTTTACAAACACAAAAAAGAAATTGGCGTAAAGATGTATTTCTTATTGATTCCGAACATCATTCTCAATTAGGAGAGGCTCAGATTATTTCAACTTTTTTATTAGAAAATAATTGTGATGTTGTAGTGGCAATAACCGATGTATCCAAGCAGCATAGAGATGAATTTAAAGCACTAATTAATGATAGGATTATTGAATTATATGTTCATAGTAATCGTAAAAAAAGTAAAGAATTGACAAAAGTGACTGGATATGAAGCACCTACCGAAAATTTCTTTGATATAGATACCACATCAGATAACCCAACCCAGTCATTTACAAAGTTGATACACCATTTAGGAAAAGTTGACAAATTATGAAAAAATAAAATTGATATACTTATATAAAGAAACATAAAAGTGTATCAAAATTGTTATGGAAGAAGAAAAAGAATATAGGGAATTTTCAAACTTTGACCCTACTAAAGACCTATCATTAGCACCACAAAGAAGAACAAAGAGAGGATTGGGTGCCAGACCTTTATTAGAATCTGAAATAAAGGGAATACAAAAGAAAGCACGCTCAGCGGCGGAAGCGGCTAAATTACTCGGAGTATCATATAATACATACAAAAAATATGCCAAACAATATGGTATATTTGAGGACCTTAAAAATCCATTTGGGTTGGGTATCCGAAAGGGTACAAATACTCATTCCGGCTTTCATCCATTAGATGATATTTTAGGTGGTAAGCACCCAAACTATCCAATATGGAAATTAAAAAGAAGGTTATTACTTAATTCCTATATGGAAGAAAAATGTAATAATTGTGGGTTTTGCGAAAGAAGGGTAACAGACCACAGAGTTCCATTGGTATTGGATTTTTTGGATGCTAATAAAAAAAATCATACATACGATAATTTGCGTATGTTATGTTTCAACTGTTCGTTCCTAATCAATGGCAATTTGACCGGACCCCGAAAAGAATACGAGTATTAATTTGGTAGTTTGGGAAAATTATCGTATATTTGATATATTAAACAATTTAAAAAATAAATTATGGCAAAGTATTTTGAAGTTACAGTGACCGTTCAACACGAAGTGGATGGTGGTAAAGGTGGTACAAAAATTAAAAAAGTAAGAGAATCGTATTTAGTAGATGCTATGACCGTTACTGAAGCAGAAGCTAGGGTAGTGGGTGAATTCGAAAAAGCAGGTATTCAATTGGATTATGAAGTATCGGCTGCGAGAGAATCTAAAATCTTACAAGTTATTGCGTAATGGCATTTGAAACTAAGATAGAAGAAACTAAAGAAGTGATATTAAGGAGACTTCCACCGGGTGACAGATGGCAACCGGTAGATTCTCCTTCTACGCTTTTAGAATCTCTAACCGATGGGTTGGAGTATCATTTTCAAAAAACTGGACAAACGGAATTCTTCCTATCAGCTCGTAAGGGGACGGTAGAAGTAATCTATAAAGAGGAAGTAAAAGTAGAAAAACCTATTACTAAGTACTCTCTTTATGGCGAAGAATAACGATTGTTTATAAAAAAACTATATATTTATATAAAATCTAAAAACAAAAATTATGAGTACATTCGCTATTGTAGTATTGGTATTAGCTGTTGCAGGTATCGCTACGTTTATCGCTATGAAAACCGGTAAGGTTAAAGATGCAAACAACAACAACATTCCTGATGCTATCGAAGAAAAGGTAGAGGAAGTTAAAGAAGTTGCTAAAAAAGTAAAAGCAGTTGCTGAAAAAGTAACTAAGGTTGCAAAAACAGTTGTAGTTGAAAAGAAGGCTACATCGAAAGCAGCACCTAAAAAGACTAAGTAACTATGAGCAAACTACTATCCGAAGAACTAAAGCAATTAGAAACGGAGTTAAAACAACTTAAGAAGCAGTTATTTGTAGAAATGATTACCGAAGGAGTTGATGATCCTGGTATACTTAAATGTATATTCTTAGCTGGAGGTCCTGGTAGTGGTAAATCATATACTGCTAAAGAAATATTTGGGGTTGGTAAAACCGCAATTAGTTCAGTATCGGCTGGTGGATTAAAATTGGTAAATTCAGACATGGCATTTGAAAAAGCCCTAAAAGATAATGGTATCAATCCTAAAGATTTGGGAAGGTTTGAAAAAGAAAACCCAAAAATGTGGGACTTCATTGCTGGAGAAGATAATCCAAATTCAATTCGTAATCAAGCTAAGAAAATCACAAAACAACAACAAGCTTTTTATGAAGCGGGTAGATTGGGATTGATTATCGATGGTACTGGTGATGAAGTAACAAAGATTAAGGAGAAAAAAGCTCACGCTGAAAATCTTGGATATGATTGTTATATGATATTCGTAAACACATCTTTAGAAGTTGCACAAGAAAGAAACGCATCCAGAGATAGAACTTTATCAGCAGAGAGAGTAACACAAATATGGAAAGCTTGTCAAAACAATTTGGGAGCATTTCAATCTATGTTTAGTGGAAACTTTATCATTGTGGATAATACCGAATATAAAAAATATCAATCTAAATTTAGGGATAGAAAATCAGGCGAAATAAAAATCGTTGATACTAATATCGCTCAAAATATTCAAAAAGCAATTGATTCATTTTTAAGAAAGACTATCTATAACCAAATTGGAAAGAAATGGATAGAAACTGCTAAGATGCTTAAGAACGCTAATATTATAAAATAGGTTATACCAATACGTTACGTTACACTTTACAATTAAAATGTAACAACAAATGGCAAAGTCAGTAGGTTCGGCTACCAAATTATCTTTTGGTAAAAAAACAACGGGTAAAGCAAAAAAAGGATATGGTCCTAAAGAGCAAAAACCAAAAAGATATAAGGGACAGGGAAGATAATATGGGTTATGAAAAATGAAAAGGCTTATTTAAAAAAGTTGATGTATAATGAGTTAGATGAAGCTCAACCATACATCAAAGGAAAAGTAAAACCTAAAATAAACAAACCAAAGGCGAAAGATTCTAAACCACAAAGGGGTAAAAAGAATGTTTTGGGTAGTTGGGATTAAAAATATATAGTTATGAAAATTTGGTTATGGAGGGCTTTAGGCCTGTTTTTCGTAGGATGTGCATATATTGGTGTTATTACGCCAGGTATACCTACAACTTTCTTCGCACTTTTAGCCGCATGGGCATTCTCAAAATCATCTCCCAAATTACATAAGTGGTTGCATGAACATAAACTATTTGGAAAATACCTAACCAATTGGGAAACCAAAAGAGTGTACCCAACTAGAGGTAGAATTATGATGGTAGGTGTAATGGGTATTTCACTTATTTCAATGTATTTTACACTTCCACTTAGAATTGTTGGATATGCCGCATTTACATTTATTTTAATTGCCGTATGGGCATTTAGATTTCCTGGTTCAGTTGAGGAATATGATAGGAGAGTAACCGCTGGTAAGAAAATCGGTTGGTTCAAGTAATACTATGATGTGATTTTAACGTTTAATTCATTAATGTTATATTTAATAAAAATATAAAACATTATGAACGTAGAAAACAAAATTAAAGATATCATAGATGTATTGGAAGATGCTATCTCCTTTGAAGATTGGAAATTGGTAGAAAATGCACAAAAAGAATTAACATTCTTATTCGAAGAAATTCAATCTACATTTCCGTTGGATTCGTGGGATGAAAACGATGCGGATTAGTACATATATTAATTAGAATATATATCTAACTCATTGATTTTCAATATCTTAAAACTTTATTAAAAAATATATTCAAAAGGGCTTGTTGGTCTCAGATATTATTCGTATATTTGAGTTCAATCAATTAGATAATCAATTAAAACCCCTTTTATATGAGTTGGTACACAGATTTTAAGACAGGTACAAAAGACCACCTAGTTAGTGGCAAATCCAAAAAAAGTAGTTCATACAAATCTTATGGTAAATCCTCTTGGTGGATGGATGATTGGGATGATTATTCATCTCCCGTATATTCAGCCTATTCAACAAAAGAATTAGCCACTAAGAACTTATACAAGTTGGCAGCACATCGTAGAGCGATTGCTAACTTCGTATCTATTGTAACAGGTCAATCTATTCCTGTTAAATTTTCAACTAAAGGTGATTCTTATACTGATGGTAAGGTAGTAACTATTTCGGCAAACATTGCTGAACCGAAAGAGTTTGACCCTGCTGTAGGTTTGGCATTGCACGAAGGTTCACACATTAAGTTATCCAACTTTGACCTATTGAGAGATTTGGATATTGCAATTCATCGTATCGTTGGTGCTGAAGAATACAAACGATTGGATGAGGTTTCCAAAACTAAAGGTGTTACATACTTTATAGGTGTTGTGAAAGACCTACTTAACTATGTAGAGGATAGAAGGATTGATAACTTCATCTACAAATCGGCACCTGGATATAGAGATTACTATCGTTCAATGTACGATAAGTACTTCAATGACCCCGCAATTGATAAGGGTATGCAGAGTGATGAATTTGCTGAAGAAACTTTTGAGGCATATATGTTTCGTTTGATTAACTTACATTCTAAGTTCAGCAGACCTAATATATTAAAACGTATGCCTGAAATCGCTAGAGTAATCAAACTTAACGAAATCAGTAGATTGAGAACTACCGAAGATGCTCTTAAAGTGGCAATCGAAGTTTACGCAATTCTTATTGAAGCAATTGACCCACTTACCCAACCACAACAAAATGGAAAGGGACAGGGACAAGGTGGTGGTGAGGGTGAAAATGAAGCCGGAGAAGATGATATTGATGTTCAGATTGATGATAGCGGTGATGATGAGGGCGATGGTGATTCAGATGGTGGTTCGGATATGAGTGGTGATGGTAACGAACCTGCCGAAGATGGTAAGGGTATGAGTGGTAAGATTACTGTTAAGGTAGGTAAGAATGGTAAACCAACCGATAAACCCGCTGATGGTAGATTATCACAAAGACAGATGGATATCATTCGTAAGAAGATTGAGAAACAAAAAGAGTTCTTACGTGGTAATATTAAGAAAAGTAAAGTATCACAAACCGAATCTAAGCAACTTCAATCAATTGAAGAAGCTGGTGCAGAGATGAAAGTAGTAGCACAAGATTATTATGGTAATGGTGGTTCATTCAAAGGTATTGAGTGTGTGGTGGTTAAGAAGATGACCCGTAACTTAATGGAGCAAGAGAGTTTCCCACTTACTTCTAAGAGATATAGAAGTGGTAACGAAGATACACTATATGACCAATATTCTAAAGAAGTTGCGGAAGGTATTCGTATCGGTACATTGTTAGGTAAGAAAATGCAAGTAAGAGGTGAGAGTAGAGAAACTATCTTTAATCGTCAGCTTGTAGGTAAGATGGATAAACGAATGGTATCTTCATTGGGATATGGTAATGAGCACGTATTCTTTACTAGAGAAATTGATAGTTTCAAAAAAGCTAACCTACATATTTCAGTAGATGCTAGTGGTTCGATGGGTGGTGATAAATGGAGAAAAACTATGATTAACGTAGTAGCTATGGCTAAGGCGGTGGATATGATTCCTAACCTTAATATCCAAATCAGTTTCCGTACAACAACCGGAGAATTACCTTACATTGTATTAGCATATGATAGTAGAGTAGATAAGTTTATAAAGGTTAAGCAATTGTTTGGTTATTTGTACCCTAGTGGTACTACACCCGAAGGGTTATGTTTCGAAGCGATTATGAAACAAATGGTTGGAAGCAATTCCGATGTTGATTCATACTTCCTAAACATATCAGATGGTGAACCTTACTTCCACGGAAAAGGTATGAGTTATCAAGGTAGTAGTGCAGCTAAACACACCCGTAAGATGATGAAATCTATTGAGGGTATTGGTATCAAAGTAATGAGTTACTATGTGACTGATACCAATTATGAAGTAGATGAACATAGTAGTAGTTCGGCTAAGATATTCAAAGAGTGTTATGGACCAGCCGCTAGTTATATTAATGTAACAAACGTTAATGAGGTAGCTCGTACAATGAACCGATTATTTATGAGCAAACCACAAAATTCATAACTGATTGATTATCAATGAGTTGGGAAAAATACACCTAACTCGTTGATTTTCAACCAATTATAACCCAAAAAAATAATTGTAAAAAAGCTTGGTTATTTCAGGTATTTTACTTATCTTTATGGAGTAAGATTAAGAAACACAAATTATTATTTATATTTAAAACCCCTTAGTTATGGTAAAGTCTAACGTAGACAAAATGAGTAAACAAATCTTTAAAGTTGTAAAGATTGGCTCACATTTCAAACTAGCAAATACTGCTGGTAAAATTTTAGGTACGCAAGGAATTGGCACTCCTACTCGTAAAAAAGCTTTCGAAACTGGTAAAGCACTTCGTAAAGTAGTTGGTAGTGGTGGTAAAATTCAATATCGCTTAACCGATATGATTGAATTTGATAACTTAGTTGCTCCACTAAAGAGTAACGCCGAAGTTAATGTTGAGAAGTTGGATAATCATAAAGAGATTACCGATTTCATCCACAACGAATCTGTTAAACTAAAGCCGGATGGTTTGGTTATTTCAGACCTTAAGTGGAAGTATCTAATTCGTTCAGCTGTTAGAGCTAAGAACATTATGATGACCGGACCTGCGGGTTGTGGTAAGACATTAGCCGCTAAGGCACTTACCAAAGGATTAAAGAGACCCGATTTCTATTTCAACTTAGGAGCAACGCAAGATGCTAGAGCAACCTTAATTGGTAATACTCACTTTGATTCTAAGAAAGGTACTTTCTTTGCTGAATCTGCTTTCGTAAAAGCAATCAGTACTCCAAACGCAGTTATCTTATTAGATGAGTTGAGTAGAGCACACCCTGATGCTTGGAATATCCTTATGAGTGTGTTGGACTTAGGACAACGTTACTTACGTTTGGATGAGGCTGAAGGTTCTCCAATTGTGAATGTGGCTGAAGGTGTTACCTTTATCGCTACCGCGAATATTGGGGGTGAATATACTTCCACTAGAGTATTGGATAGGGCTATCTTAGACCGTTTCACTACAATTGAAATGGATGTGTTAAATGATGAGCAAGAATTTGGATTATTGAAATATATGTATCCTAATGTGAATGAGGAAGATTTGAAAGCAGTAGCTGAAATATCTACTCACACTCGTGATATCGCTAAGACAGGTGATGGTAAACTTTCAACCGGAGTTTCAACTCGTGCTAGTGTAGAAACCGCTGGGTTGTTGTACGATGGTTTCACTTTGTTCGAAGCGGCTGAGATTAGTATGTTTCCATTCTTCTCCAACGATGGTGGGGTGGATTCTGAAAGAACGTATGTGAAGCAGTTGGTTCAAAAGTATATTAAGGATGAGAAAGCTGACGAGGCTTTGTTCACCGAACCAACCGAAGATGATAGTGAAAAAATTGTTTGGTAATTTAAGGGGTTAAACCCAAACATAGGTGGGTGGCTTCGGTCACTCACCATTTTTTTAACCCTATAAAATTTAAATTATGAAAGAAAATTATTTTAACTATTGGTATAAACGATTTATCAAAGATGGATTGAAGGCATGTAAAACAATTATTGGATTGGGTATTGCAGTTGGACTATGGTATTCGGTTAATCTACCAATTGGTATTATGTTCTTTGGTTGGGTATTGATAGAAGCATTAATAGATAGAAATTAAAAAATGAAAACAATAGTAACGATAGCATTGATAGTAGAAGCAATATGTGTATTGACAGCAATGATATGGATAGTAAAAGAGTTAATAAGTAGAAACAAAGAAAAAAAAGATGAATTAGAAAAACAAAGAGAGGAAATGCATTGTGAATATAGTGGATTACCTTCTCCAAAAGCATACGAAGATGTTAAAGAAAGCAAACGGAAACGAAGTAATAGATAAGTTCGAAAAGAATAAACGATTGGAATCAGCAGCTAAGTATTACGGCCTGTTTTTAGAGTCATTGGGATTTGATTATGAAGCTGACCCACAAACAATAGATACCCCAAAGAGAGTAGCTAAAGCTTGGTTGGATGACTTGATTAAAGGTAGTATAACAAAGGAACCTGATATCACTATGTTCCCAAATGAGGAGCATTATAATGGTATAGTTATTCAAACGGGTATCAAAGTTAATTCAATGTGTGCTCATCATAACTTACCTTTCTATGGATACGCAGCTGTGGCTTATATTCCTAAAAATAGAGTTATTGGATTGAGTAAGTTGAATAGAATTGTAGAATGGTTCAGTAGGAGACCTCAAATGCAGGAATCCCTAACGGCTCAGATACATAACTTCCTAACCGATAAATTGGATTGTAAGGATGTGGCAGTATCAGTTAGCGGACATCACCTTTGCTGTGGTATGAGAGGAGTACAACATCCTGATTCAATAATGACCACCAACAAATTTAGTGGAGCATTTGTAGAGAAAGATAATTTAGTAAGGGAAGAATTCTTACACGCGATTAAGATGAACAATTTAAACTAGAAATATGAATGACCAAACAAATGATTGGATGGAACGTTTAGCAAAAAACTATAAGTTACCAGAAGAACAACCTAAAGAAAACAAAGAAAAAGTATCCCTATTAAAAGAATCCCAGCTTCGTATCATTATGGAGAGCGATAAAAAAGATTTGGTAAAGAAGAAATAATTTCGTATATTTGTTAAAAGAGAATTAGTTATGAAAACATTTAAAGACATAGTATTCAAAACAAACCCTATGGGTGATGATTTTGGAATTGTAAGTAGAACTCAATTTGATAATGGGTATGAAGTATCCGTAGTAAAAAGTCCTTACACTTATGGTGGTGATAAAGGATTGTATGAATTGGCCATTTTCAAAGATGGTGAAATAACATACGCCACTCCAATTACCAATGATGTGATGGGTTATCTAAGACCGGAAGATGTAACTGATGTGATGGCCAAAATTCAACAACTATAATATGGGATATAATCCGTTTAGATGGTGGACTAAAGGTAGACCTACCAAACCACTTAAAGCAGAAGCACCTTTATTGTTAAAGATAAGAAATGGTGACTTTGATTATTCGTATATGTTTAATGAGGCGAAAGAGATGAGAAATACATCTCAAAAAGTTTATGAAGAAACATATAGGAATTACGGTGGTACTGACCAAAAGAATAGAGAACAGGCCGCTTTGGAAGCATCACAAATGAAAAGAATAAAAGCTATTAAGTTAGAATTGGAAGCCGGCAAAGATGAGAATATGATTCTATGGAAATTGCGAATGGAATTGAAGAAGGAATTCGAAAAGGATTTGTGGGATAAAGCAATGGAAAGACAAAGAGGAAAAGGTACTTTGGAGGATTTGTATATGTGGTATAAAAAGCAAGTTAAGCAGGGAACTACAAATTCTGAATTTGATATTAAGTATCAAAGAGCAAATACCAAAGGGTTGGAATATCTCTTTTGAGATATTTATCTTAATAAACGGTATGGCATTATGAATAACTTAATAAAACTAAATTCCCTAAATGTTTGGGTAGATGAGACAGGTGTTTATCGACCAAATGAAGATGGGACTCCAAATATAGAAGATGTAAAATTATATGAAGATATTAATCCGGATTGGTTTCAAAACCTTTCGGCAGATGATAAAGAACAAATTTCAATTATTATAAACAAAAACAAATAACTAACAGTTATGGAAATCGTAAAGAGCAGATTTGGAGTAGACCGTTCAATTGAAAGAATCAATTTGAACTTAGTAAGAGTATTAGGTGAATCACAATTCATCCGTAAATCAACAAACAAAAATGGTGACATTAATATGTTTGATTTTGAGGGAGGTCCTTGTTATTCATTAGGAGGTAAAATCCAATTTGAGAAAATGCAGTGGAGAATCAACTACATTGAACCACGTGAAAGTGGTTACAAAGACTTATATGAAGTGAATCTTCATATTGAACCAATTTGGAGATAATGACATTTGAAGAATTACAAAGACAAGAGGTTGGGAGATTAAACAACGCTTTAGTTTCTCAATCACTTCAGCCGCAAGATAGAAAGCTACTTAATCAAAAGATGTTCAACCCTAAAACAGGTGAATTGCAACTATTTGTTGATAATGGTAAAGGTGGTGTAAAGATGGCAGCAGTGAATATCTTCGAATAGAACGAACCCCTTTGGGGGAGTCGGTGAGTAAAAAATTTTGATAGTGGATATTTATAGGTATGAAAATACTAATATTAAAAATACAAGCTATCATCCTATCGTTTGGTATTGGGATATACGAATGTTATAAAAGTGGAAATAAACCATACTAAAAATAAATAAATTATGGCATATAGTGATAAAGTTTTAGACCATTATGAGAACCCAAAGAATGTAGGTACGCTTGATAAAAGTAAATCTAATGTGGGTACTGGATTGGTAGGTGCACCCGAATGTGGTGATGTAATGAGATTACAAATTGAAGTAGTGGATAACATTATAGTTGATGCTAAATTCAAAACCTTTGGATGTGGTTCGGCAATCGCATCATCTTCGGTAGCAACTGAATGGTTGAAAGGTAAGAGTTTGGAGGAGGCTATGACGATTGATAATATGGATTTGGTTGAGGAGTTAGCCCTCCCACCGGTTAAAATCCATTGTTCGGTTTTAGCAGAAGATGCTATTAAATCGGCTATCAATGATTACCGTGTGAAGAACGGATTGGAAGCAATTGTATTTGATGCTTCGCATGTATAAAAAAGTAAAAAGTAAATTATGAGTTTTATTATTGGTAAGAGTTGTGTTGATTGTATGGATACTGCGTGTGCTAGTGCATGCCCGGTAGATTGTATTCACGGACCTATCGATGTAGAAGGTTCAGGTGGTGAAATTGAAAGAGATGGTAGAGCTGCATTTCCCGGTGGGCAGATGTATATCAATCCTGATACTTGTATAAATTGTGGAGCATGTGTACCGGAGTGTCCTGTTTCTGCGATATATGAAGATGAGGATTTGGCTATCAAAGCTGGAGATGAGGAATCGGTACATAAGAACTATGGTTTCTTTGGACTAAAATACGCATAATGATAATAATTGATGTAACAAAGTTCAGCTCAATTGAACAGGCTCTTAAGGTGTATAAGAACAAACACAATAAAATAGGAACTGTTAGAGAGTTAAGAGATAGACAAGTATTCGTTAAACCATCGGTAAAACGTAGAGCGGAAGTAAAGAAGGCGGTGTATATAGAAAAAAAGTTTAACAATAATTAATAAGTTATGAAAGAGTGGATAGCAAAATATCAGAAAGCAATCGTAGGAACTGGCGCAGTAGCAGTTTTAATAGTATGTTACTTTCAACAAAAGGAATTAAGTAAGTTAAGAGGGGAGCAAATCAAAGTTTATAACGTTCCTCATAATGTAGATTCTCTAATCAATTTAAAGGATAGTTTGCATGATGAATTATTCATTCTACAAACTCAAAACGGAAGATACGAATTAAGTTTGGAGCATCTATATGAAGTTAATCCTAAAGCTGGGAAAATGTTTACGGAGTTTATGGAACATGAAACTGAATAATTATGATTACGGTATCGGAAACGGCAGCAAAACAACTAACATCTCTTATTGAAGAAAGTGGGTGTATTACTCCATTTGTTAGAGTTGCTGTTAAAGGTGGTGGGTGTAGTGGCTTATCATATGACCTTTCGTTTGATACCGACCAGCATCCAACCGATACACTAGCGGAAGATAAGGGTGTAAAAATACTGGTAGATATGAAATCTCTATTATACCTCTACGGAACTGAATTAGAATTTAGTGGTGGATTAAATGGTAAAGGGTTTCAATTTGTAAATCCTAACGCATCCCGAACTTGTGGATGTGGTGAATCATTCTCTTTATGATAAAACAAATATTCTATTTAATATCCGGATTGTTAATCATAGCTGGGATTATAAGTGGTATTATGTATGTAGCTATTAAAATAAATGATTGGTTAAGTGATGATAAAGTGGATTCCTAAAATATTGGCGGTTATAATTATGATTCCGATTGTATTTATTGGACTAGGGATATCTATTATTTGGAATGGGTATTTGATTACGGATTCCATCATTACAGACATAAAAAGAAGGGGATTTATAGGAGGAAAACGTAATGGTAAGGGAAAGTATTAATTAATTTACTGCTATCCTAAAAACCACCTAAAAATCGTTCTGGTGGGATTATAAAACATTCGCAACCCATTGAAAATCAATCGATTATAAGTCATTGAAAGTCAATGGGTTATTTATGTCATTTTATTTGGAAAATTCGGGTATTAATCGTATCTTTATAGGGTAATAAAAATCTATTATATGAAGCTAAATTTAAACAAAGGACAGAGATTGTGGTTCACATCGGATACGCACTACAATCACGGAAATATTTGTACTGCTACAACAAAATGGATAGACCCAGTGACTTGTAGAGAATTTATATCATTAGAACAAATGAACTCACACCTTATTGCTAACATCAACGAAAAGGTTGAACAGGATGATATTCTATTCCACTTAGGTGATTGGAGTTTTGGAGGGTTTGAACAAATACAAAAATTCAGAGATAGTATTTTTTGTAAAAATGTTCACATCATTACCGGTAACCACGACCATCATATCGAAAATGATAAAGAAGGTTGTCAAAAGTTATTCAGTTCCGTAAACAAATACTTAAACTTAGTTGTTAAGTGGAATGTAGGGACTCCTTTGATGGGAGAACAAAGATTCGCTCTAATGCACTTTCCAATAGCAAGTTGGGATAATATGGCTAGAGGAGCGATTCATTTGCATGGACACGTTCACTTTGAGGCTGATAAGAGAATTGGTATGGGTAAGTTGATGGATGTGGGTGTAGATGGAAACGAATTATACCCAATTGAAATGAGTGAGGTATTGAAATTAATGAGAAACCAACCAATCAAAAGTATGTTTACATTTGACCATCACGAAATAGTTGAAAATTATAGATAATATGAAAGAGTTATTTTTATTAAGAGGATTACCCGGAAGTGGTAAGAGTACATTAGCCAAATCATTGGATGGTATTCATATAGAAGCTGACCAATTCTTTACGGTAGATGGTGAATATAGATTTGATGCTAGTAAATTAAAGGATGCACATAACTATTGCTTTACACGAACTAAATCTTATATGTACATTCATAGTAGTAAAGATACCGCAGAGAGGATTATAGTATCAAACACATTCACACAAGAGTGGGAAATGAAACCTTACTTTGATTTGGCGGAAAGATATGATTATAGAGTTTACTCTTTGATTGTTGAGAATAGACATGGTGGAGTAAATCAGCACGGAGTACCTGCTGAAAAGTTAGAACAAATGAAAAATAGATTTGAGATTAAATTATAAGAAGATGGAAAATAAAGAATACATTTACTTGTCAACAAAGACCACAAAAGATACATTCACTATTAATGGGTGTGGTAAATTTGAGGCAGAAAAGAAACATCTATCAAAAACTGAAGCGATGATGTTATATGTTAAGTTACATAATTGGTTAATGGAAGATAAAAAATAGAAGATATGGAAAATAGATTCGAAGTAAAGTTATAAAAGATGGAAAGAAAATTAGCAAGTGTTAGAAAGATATCAGAAATTCTTCCAATTGAAGGAGCTGATGCAATTGAGTTAGCAATCGTAGGTGGTTGGAAAGTGGTAGTTGCCAAAAATGCTGGACATAAAGTAAACGATATGGCAATCTATTGTGAGGTAGACTCATTCTTACCTATTAGAGATGAGTTTGAATTCTTGCGTAAAAGCTCATACAAAAAAATGGGTGATGGCGAAGGATTTCGATTGAGAACTATTAAATTGAGAGGACAGGTTTCACAAGGTTTGATTATACCATTGAATGAACTTCTAAAATATGGAGTATCTGCTGATGATGTATATGAAGGATTGGATGTGAGTGGTGTGTTGGGTATTGTAAAATATGAACCACCAATTCCAGCTGAATTAGCAGGCAAAGTAAAAGGTAGATTTCCATCATTTATTCCAAAAACTGATGAAGAAAGGGTTCAAAATCTTACAAACGAATATGAGAGATGGAAAGATAAAACGTTCTATGTAACTGAAAAGTTAGATGGTAGTTCAGCAACATTCTATTTCAATGATGGTGTATTTGGAGTATGTAGTAGAAATTTGGAATTGTTGGAAACCGAAGGAAATTCATTTTGGAGAGTAGCGAGAGAATTGGATTTGGAAAACAAAATAAGAGAATTTGGAATTAATATTTCTTTACAAGGTGAGTTGATTGGAGAAGGAATTCAGGGTAATCCATATAAAATCAAAGGACAGACCGTTAGGTTCTTTAACTTATTTGATATTGATTTACAACAATACCACAACTTGTCAATGTTTGAGGCAATAGTTAAAAATCAATTTGGGTTAGAAACTGTTCCTGTTTTGGATAAACACTTTAAGTTATATGATAGTGTTGATGAACTATTAACTTACGCTGATGCTAAATCAGAACTTAATCCTAACTTTGATAGAGAGGGTGTAGTAATTCGTAGTTTGGATAGAACTATTTCATTTAAAGTAATTAGTAACAAATTCTTATTGAACGAAAAATAAAATATGGAAAGAATATATTGTGCAGCAATTTGGTATAAGGATATACCAACACCCAAATACAAACCTATAAACATTGAAACGGGTTTAGTTGTGGAAGGACATAGACACGCTGATATCATCCGTACTATGGTGAATTTATTGGGTAAGCGGACTTGTACTAATGGTGAAGATTGCGCTGGAACTTCGGTTCAGGGGTTTGTTACAAATACCCATAGATTTGTGGACAGATACGAAGGAATGAAAATAGCAAAAGAAGCAAACCAAATTATATCAGATACAACATTTAAGGAATTATATTCTGAAGATTTATATTAAGAAAGTTATGAAATACGATTTAAACATATTGAATGATTACATAGAAAGAGGATTGGTAATAAAGCAAGTTCATCCAACTTTGCCTTTATCAATATACAACTATTCTCGCACTTGTCAATATGGTGGATTGTGGGATGATATTACCCTAAATTGCAGAGGATTGGTATTAGATAACGAAGGTAATGTGATAGCTAAACCATTCCCTAAATTCTTTAATTACGAAGAACACACTACGGATGAAATTCCAAATGAGTACTTTGATGTGTATGAAAAGATGGATGGTAGTTTAGGTATATGCTTTTATTATGAGAGAGAATTAACTTACAGCGAAAGGTATAAGTTATGGTTTAATGGTAATTATGAAACCGGGATGGAATATTGTGAAGATATAGTTCCTAATTTTGATGACCCATATTATCACCCAACGCCAACAAAGAGAGGTGAGTGGCATATGGCAACAAGAGGTTCATTCACTTCAGAACAATCGGTGAAAGGTAAAGAACTATTAGGAAAATATAACTTTGAAAAACTACATACTGATTACACATATATGTTTGAAATAATTTATAAGGAGAATCGAATCGTATGTGATTATGATTTTGAAGATGTTGTTTTGTTGGGTATCGTAAATACAAAAACAGGAAATGAAGTCAATCTTCATAGTGATACCGAAGATGTTCGTATTCAAAATATCGTAAAGAATATTGGGTTTAATATTGTAATGCGATACAATACTTTTGGTGAAGGATTTGATACATTGAAAAGAGAGATATCAAATTCAAAAGAAGGTTACGTTATCCGTTTCAAAGGTGGAATGAGAATGAAAATTAAAGGTGATGAGTATGTTCGATTGCATAAAATCTTAACTAACTTTTCAACTACTGATATTTGGGAGTTGTTAATGACTAAAGGTAATATGGATGAATTCTTAGAAAGAGTGCCGGATGAATTTGATAAGTGGGTAAAGAGCACAATATCGGAATTGAAGTATGCATTTTTCCAAATTTCCGAAAGAGCTGGTAAGTTGCACGATGGGTTTAGATATGGTAAGTATGGAGATGTAGACCCGGAACCAACTAAGAAAGAGTTCGCTGAATTTGTGATGAAGCAACAAGACATATTGAGACCTGTAATGTTCTCTATGTGGGATAAGAAGCCATTCGATGATATCATTTGGAAACTTATCAGACCTAAGTGGAGTAAGCCCTTTAAAAAGGATTTGGATAATTAATAAAATTGTTGTATATTTGTAAACTAAATTATGAGACGTAAAATTATATTCATAGATGTAGATGGTCCTTTAGCGTGGGCAACTTGGACCGATGGTAAGGTTACTATCGATATGGGAGTAGAGGATTTCCAAATACCATACCCTTGGGTTAAAGAAGATTGTGAGGCATTGCAAAAGATATGTGATGAAACAAATGCTGAGCTGGTAGTTAGTTCAGATTGGAAAAAACATTTCACATTTAATCAGCTTAAACGAATCTTTAGGCATTATGGTATTACTACCCGATTGATTGATATAACCACACATCAGGACCTATGGATGAAGATGAGTAGACCATCCGCAGAATGGGAAAGAGCAGCTGAAATTTGTAAGTGGGTTAAGGATAATAAAGTGAGTAATTGGATTTCAATTGATGATATGAGATTGAATGAGCAATATAAATGGATGACGCCAAAAATACCAATGTGGAGGCATATTCAAGTTGATGGTGATTTTGGCAATGGTGGTAGGTTAAGAGACAAAGTAGAAGAATGTATTAATAAACTAAACCGATAAAAATGAGCAGAAGAAAAGCAGTATTGGATAATGAGAAAAGACTTATTGAAAAGTTAAAGGATATGGCCTTTGATGATTTAAATTTACATATAGATGAAGATACACCTGAAGATTTACTTGAGGCGATTAGAGAAGCGTATGATGACCCCACTGTTAGTAGTGGTAGCGGTGATTCTACAAGTCAAACAACAACGGGACAACCATATCGTTTGAGTGATTCGGATGATTTTCCATACGGTACATACATTCAAAACCAAACCGGAAAACTTATTACAAAGCATTTCCGAATTAGCGATGATTATCAGATTAAACAGGCACCGTTTTTTGCGGTAATTAAAGAGATGGGGTTTAGTAGAATCTATGTTAGAGAATTCTATGGACATAATAACTATGGTGCTAGTGAAGTGTGGGAAAAAAGAAATGGTATAGCAACCACTTTAATCAGTGTCTCAAATGTAATTCGTAAGTGGAATGATAAGGTTAAGAAAGCATTTAAAGATGGCATTGGAGTAGATGTTCAGGTATATTCGAATGATGAATCAGAAATATATACCGAATTAGTTGAGAAGATTATCGAATTAGGTAAGAGAAGAAAGCATGAAAGTAATAACATTGCATTAGTAATCCAAACTCCAAGAGGGTATGATACAACTTCTTTTGAATTACCTGACCAAAAGTTAGATATTGAATTAGGATATGGTAAAGGATTCAAACCTATCCACGAAAAGATTATTAACACGCTTAACCAAAAAAATGGTAAAGGGTTGGTTCTATTGCATGGTACGCCGGGTACTGGAAAGACTCACTACTTAAAGTATATTGCAAGTAAAGTTAAAGATAAGAGGGTATTATTTATACCACCTTACTTAGCAGATTTCATCACATCACCGGAGATGACTCCATTCTTAATTCAAAATAGTAATTCAATTCTATTCATTGAAGATGCGGAGAGAGTAATTACGGATAGAAATAGTGGAGGTGCTAATGGTGTATCAAACATCCTTAACATCACCGATGGTATCCTTAGTGATATTCTAAAGATTCAGATTGTAGCAACATTCAATATGGATAAAGCTAAGATTGATTCGGCTCTATTAAGAAAGGGTAGATTGATTGCAGAACATAAGTTTGATGCACTACCTATTGAAGATGCTAATAATCTAATTAAACATTTAGGTAAAAACTATGTGGCAACCAAACCAATGACCTTAACTGAAATATATAATTTGGAAGAAACCGAATACAAATCGGAAGACAAATATTCACCAATCGGATTCAATAATAGATATTAATTTTTAATTATGTTTGATAAAAGTAAATTAATTATATTGGTAACCGGTACTACGATAGAGCCTTGGGCACAAAATTGGAAAGAGTGTAAATCAACTTGGATACCTGAAATTGAAAAATTCGGATATAATGTTATGGTTGCAATTGGAAATCCTGATTTAGAAACCGAATGGAAAATTGATGGTGATATGATTTGGTTTAAGGCAGAGGATACTAAAAGAGGATTGTACGATAAATCAATTAGATTACCAATTGATTGGATACTTAGTGAAACTGATTATGAATACTATTTCAGAATTGATTCGGATTCATTTGTACATCCTAGTAGATTTGATTGGATGATAACTGAAAATTTAAGTAATGGGATTCCGCATTATATGGGATGTGCGCACCCAGCCGCATCAACTAATCCATATGAAAGTTTTAAGTATGTGGTTTGTAAGGAAAGAACAATTGCAAGTGGATGTGGGTATATGGTATCAAGAGCTGCTATGAAAGTAGCTAAAGAAAAAATGAGAATCGATGAGGATATTGATTATGAAATAGATGATTGGGTATTGGGTAGAGCGATGTGGGAAAATCAAGTCCCACTAACACATGATAGTAGGGTACTATTCGAATCAAAGCACAATCCATTAGCGCAAGACCCTTATAATATAGGATTACCATACATAGGAGACACGCATTCACATTTAGCTATTCAACATTATCTGAATGGGCATATGGAAGAATCAATGGTAAGTTTAGGATACCGAAATGATTAAAATATAAACAATGACAGAAGTATTAATTTTTTTAAATATAATGATACTAGAAATAGTATTGAGTATTGATAACGCGGCAGTATTAGCAGCGATGGTAAAAGAATTACCAAAGGACCAACAAAAGAAAGCCCTAACCTATGGTATCGCAGGGGCATATGTATTTAGAGGATTGGCATTAGTGTTCGCATCTATATTGGTTCAATTGGTATGGTTAAAAGTAGTGGGTGGATTATACCTAATATATTTGGCATACAAAGCCCTATTTGGAAAATCGGAAAGTGGTGATAGTGGTATAAATGTAAAGATAGGTTGGTTATCACCATTATGGTCTACCATCGTAGCAATTGAGATTATGGATTTAGTATTCAGTATTGATAATGTTTTTGCTGCAGTAGCATTCACACCTAACTTATGGTTGATATGTGGTGGGGTATTCATTGGTATCTTAGCTATGAGATTTGCAACAACAAAGTTTGTGAAAGTATTAGAGAAGAATCCTATATTGGAGAAAGTAGCATATTGGGTAATTGGGGCATTGGGATTAAAGTTAGTATCATCTTATTGGTTACATGATTTGAATACGGAAGCGATTGATGTAGTATTCTCAATCTTAACTCTATTGGCATTTGTAATTCCATTAATAATAAAAAAGAAATAAATTATGATTACCCCATTTTGCTATATCGGAGCCCATAATTGGGAGTATCGAAAAGAAAAGCACGAATGCAAAGGACATCCACATAGTAGGGGTGTTATTCGAATTATTGTTAGAGAATGTAAATGGTGTGGGCATAGGGAGCACCATTCCCTTCCAAGAACAAATAGGAAGTTTGGGGCTTGGAAATCATTTGATGATATTGGTAAAGATGATTGTGTAGATATAAAAAGATTAAACAATGAATTTTAAAACACGTAAGTTAATTAAGTACGAAGATTTAAATGCTAGAGGTACACTCTTTGGCGGGCAGGTATTAAAATGGATTGATGAAGAAGCATCTATATTTTGCATTTGTCAATTGAATACTAGAGGTATAGTTACTAAAGCAATGAGTGAGGTGAATTTTGTATCATCCGCTAAGTTAGGTGATGTTATAGAAATGGGATGTGAATTAATCCAATTTGGTAATACATCTATAACAATAGCATGCGAAGTACGAAATAAAGATACAAAGAAAACTATCATCAGAATAGATAAAATTGTATTTGTAGCAGTAGATGAAAACGGAAGACCAAAGCCACATGGTATCATAAAATGATTAATTGGATTTGTGCATATTGTGGTAAGAATACATCCGATGTAGATTATGATTATTTAGTAGGAACTAACCATTTAGTATGTGTTATGCAAAGTGATAATAAAAAAATAGAAATACATAATTGGAATAAGTTGACCGGTAATGAGTTTGATGTTATGGGAGCTAGTTTTTTTATACACAATACTAGCGATGTTAGTAATGTATATACGGCTTGGGTACATCCATTGGATAGTGGTGAACCCTTCACTAGAGTTACTTTATTTTCGGATAGTATGGATATGCAAGTTAAGGTACTTCCGCCGGCTAAGTATAATAGTAATATGACACCATATGATTTGACTAGTACTATAACAAAACATCACATATCTAACCCATCTATCTTTATACAAACTATTGCGGAGGCACTATTAAGTGATACGATAACAAGAGATATCCTATCATATGTTAGTAGAGAGCAAGATAGTGTTAGATTTAAGAGTGGGGGTGCTTCATCATCATCCGGTCTAAGTGGAAGTAGTGGAAATAATCTTTGGTAATGTGGAATAAATTTCGTATCTTTGAAAAATGAATTTATTAATAGGATTTCTTTATGGATTGGTTGCGCAAGTATTGACCTTCTATCAATTACAAGGTAGTATCAAATATGGGTGGTATGAAAAATATCCAGTCATAGTAATTTTGGCATCCATACCATCCGGTTGGTTATTTCTAAAATCGGTACAACATTTTGTTACTGCATTTGGTGGGGAAATATGGCCATCTCGTTTGATAGGATATGGAATTGGAGTTGTGATATTTACTTTGATGAGCTACTATTTATTTAAAGAACCACTTAATGCAAAAACATTAGTTTGTTTGGGATTGAGTGTTTTGATAATACTGATTCAAATACTTTGGAAATGATAATTAATATTTTACCGGATGAGTTAGAGCCGGAATTTATAAACAGTTGGAAGATGGGGTGGATAACACAACCATCTATTGATTATTCTGATAACGCAATTTGGGCAATCTTTGAAGATAAGGATATAATTATATTTAGATTCAAAGATTATGGATTTATAAATGATAATAGAAGAAACACTTATGATATATCAACTGGAAAGGCTGGTATAACAATTAAAATAGATAAAAAATGAATATAGTAATTACAGGTGGTTTGGGATTTATTGGAATCAACTTAACCAAACGTCTTTTAGAAGATGGGCATAAAATTATTGTAATAGATGATTATTCAATTGGTAAAATAGAAAACCAAATAGAAGGTGTGAGATACCTACCAATGAATGTAGAACAGATAGAATACATAAGAGGCGATGAAGTTGATTTGTGTTTTCATTTAGCTGCATTAAGCAGAATACAACCATCATTTGAAGCTCCATCTGAATTCTTTAGAGTTAATACAGGTGGTACTGAAGCTATATGTGAGTGGGCTAGAAAATGGAATGTAAAAATTGTATATAGTGGTTCATCTTCACAATGGCATGACCCATTTCAATCACCCTACGCAATGTATAAGAAGTTGGGCGAAGATGTATGTAAGATGTATAAGAAAGTATTTGGTACTAACATTGAGATAGCTCGTTTTTATAATGTTTACGGTCCACATGAAATTACCGAAGGAGAATGGGCAGCTGTGATTGGTAAGTGGAGAGGGCAAGTTGAAAAGAACCATCCTATTACAATTATTGGGGATGGTAAACAAAGGAGAGATTTTACGCATGTTGATGATATTATCGATGGATTGATTAAGATAGGATTTGGAACTGAAACGCATGAAGATGCTTGGGAGTTGGGAACTGGTTTTAATTATTCTTTAAATCAAGTAGCTGAAATGTTTATCCAAAAGTTTAGTGCGGTAAAAGTTTATATGACTGAACAAAAAGGAAATTATAGAGAAACGAAAAGAGTTAATGATGATGCTATTATTCGTTTAGGATGGCAGCCAAAAGATGTTCTAAAACAATACATTGATAATTTATAAAATATAATATATATATGAGTACATTTGAGATTATAGGAATTTGTATGATACTAAATTCATTATTCATCGCCTTTGAAATGTGGAGAGCACCTATGCTGGAGGAACAATCGGATGGTAGTTTTAAAACAATAAGACCTGCTAAGAAATTATCAGACTTATTTAAGAAAAAAAAGTAGTTATGAAAGTAGAATTTAAAGATTCATTCTTTGAGAGTTTAGAGAAATTGGTATGGTATGATACGAACTTATGGAAAGTTTGGTCTGCTATAAGATATGATATTCCATTGTTCTTTAAGAATGTATGGAGATTCAGAAAGGAGTTATATAATCACCAATGGTGGGATTATCGTTTCCATTTAGAAATGATATATCGCTCTTTGAGTATTATGGAGAAGGGAATGAGTGAGAAAGGAATAGAGGTAACCGAAACCAGAGATGTTAAAGTACAAAAAATGCGTAGAGCATTGGAGTTACTTAAACATAAATTGGATGATGATTATATCCAGAGAGCCGAATTGGAGTTAGGTGAGCTAACACATAAATCAATTGAATTTGAACCAATAGAAGGTAGTGATAGTTATAGACTAGTAGATACCGATACACCGGCTGAAAAGAAGCACGCAAGGAAAGTATATAAGAGAGCAAGAGTTATAGAAGATGTGGAGTGGAAGGAATTGTGGGATATCTACAAAGGAAAGAAATTTACTACTTGGGAAAAATACGATGGTAGTGATTTAAGAGGTTGGTGGGATTGACCCGATAAGAAGTAAAACAAATAAAACAAATATAAAAATGGGCTTGGTTATTGGATTAATTGTTGCTTCAACAGCATTAGTAAGTTGGCGGTGGGTTAAAGGAATAGATTACATGATGAAGAATCATCCTGATTATAAGGGTGAGGATTTATTCGATGATGATTTGCATTCCGATAGTGATGTAACTAAAACGGCAGGACGTGATGGTTGGGATGACAACAAAATACATTCAGAGGGGGATATTTGGTAGAAATACCTAATCCTATTATTTAAGTTATGTACGCATAGCCAGGCACACTATTATCTAAAAATTAAATTATAAAAATATGTTACCATTAAAAGACGCCATAGCAGAGAAACATTCGTTGGCAGAGAAATTGCCGTTTAATCAAAGAATGTTTAGGGGAGAATTATCTAACGAAGAATACATTTTGTATCTTTCACAACAATTAGCAATATTTGATGCAATTGAAATACACGAACTACCACACCCATCATTGGATAGAGCTGGTAAGGTATTTGAAGATATTAAAGAGTTAGTAGGTGACGGGCAGATTCAAATTACACCATTGGTATCAACCAATGAATACCGTAAATACCTCAATACATTAACCAAAGAACAACTTTTACCGCACGTATATCTAAATTACTTAGCTATTATGTTTGGTGGACAGATGATGAAATCAAAAGTTCCTGGTAGTGGTAGGATGTATGAGTTCGATGGTGATATGAGAGAAATTGCCGGAACGATTAGAGCCGTGCAAAAAGATGAGTGGGCTGATGAAGCAAATAAAGCATTGGATTACAACATAAACATATTAGATGAATTACAAAGAGTATCTGAATCAGCTAGCAGTGAGACTGAAGTTGATGGTGGAGAAAGCGCCTAATTGTCAACCATTACATACTGATGATTATGGGTGGGAAAATCACAGATACGAATCTAAACATTTTCGTTTAGCTCACGTTGAAAGATATGCCGATGGTAAGATTGAAGTATTACACTTCACTACCTTTCCACATAAGTGGTCTCCCGAACCGATATTTGGTTTTGATGTAATATGTACGGGTAAAATTGTAACCGGTGCATATATGGATTTAAGCCCTATCCTGAACACCTATCCTTTTGATGAAGGAATGGATATCGGAGGGAGAAAACCTATTCCTGAGTGGGCTACTGTGTTCTCTGACAGGTTTATAATGATTAAACCCGAATCTGATGAGGAGTTTATTCGTTTTTGTGATTGGGTGGTGGACAAATACGATTGGTATCTTAATTCATTACTTTGGTTAGAGAAAAAAACTGATGATATTGAATGTGTAGTAGAAAAGCAGAATAAATACTGTGAAGTCCAAGCATCAAATCCAAGAACATACTCAGCTCTTAAGGCGCTAATAGGAGAAGTAGAAGCAAAATTCTTTATGGAGAACATTTTATTCCCCAAAATTTAATATTTATAATAGATTATGGCATATATCTATAAACATATTAGAAAAGATACAAATGAGGTTTTTTATATCGGAATTGGAAGCGATTCATCATATAAAAGAGCACATTCTAAGAGAGGTAGAAATGACCATTGGAAGAAACTTACTAATAAAGTTGGATATTATGTTGAGATAATAGAAGATGGTATAGATTGGCAAACTGCTTGTATGAAAGAAATTAATCTAATATTACAATATGGTAGGACTGATTTGGGAAATGGTTGTTTGGTTAATAAAACTGATGGTGGGGATGGTCATATGAACCCATCTTTAGAAACTAGATTAAAAATATCCAAAGCAAATAAAGGTAAAATAATAACAGAAGAAGCAAAGGAAGCAATTCGTAAATATAATAGAACTAGGGAGTATAGATTATCACCAGAGCATTTACAAAAACTAACCAATTCTAAAATAGGTAAAAAATATACAGAAGAACATAAATTAAACATATCATTATCTAAATTGGGTAAAAAAAGAAAACCATTTTCTGAAGAAACTAAAATTAAAATGAAAGAGGCTAGTATTAAAAGAGAATTACAAAAAAGACTTATTAAGCAGCTTAAAAATGAAGCCTAACCCTCGAACTTATTCAGCACTAAAAGCTTTGATAGGTGAGGAGAAGGCCCGTTATTTTATGGAAAACATTTTATTCCCAAAAATATGAAACCAAAAAAAATTCAAGTAGAACTAGGAACTCCAATTGAAAGATGGGCAGACGAAAATAGAGGATTAATAATGGATTCAATATATTATAATCTATCCGAATTTATAGAATCAGAAGAAGATGATAGGGTGGTACTTCAAGTCATACCAACTATGATTCAAAGAAGTAGAATACAAAGAGATATCGAACCTCCGATGAATGTGGATTTTATAATTTCAAAAGATGATATTGATTTAACAATAAAAAAAGTACTTGATTATTATGTTGAGATTGAGGAATATGAAAAATGTGCCGAAATAGTAAAGATGCAAAATCAAAAAGATACTCCGAAACCTAAAAAAATTGTAAGGAGAAAACGCAAAGAGGTTTAACGAATATTTATATACTTATAATAAATAAAATTTAAGTAGTAATGTTCGTACCAAATCATTTGCATCTATTGGTAAAGGGATACTTAAAATCCCCACCACAAACGGAAAAAGTGTTAAACATATGGTTTACACAATTAGTTGATAACGTAGGAATGAAAGTTGTTGCAGGTCCCACATCGGTTTATATCAATGAACCGGGCAACAAAGGGATAACGGGAACGGTAACATTAGCAACATCGCATGCTAGTATCCACGTTTGGGATAATGATAAACCACCAATGTTCCAATTTGATTTATACAGTTGTTGTGAATTTTTACCTAAAGTAGTATTAAAGCACATAGATGATTGGTTTGGGTTATTAGAAGCACATTATCAAATGATAGATAGAAACGGTAATGACTTTAAAATAATAGATTCTGGTAATTTTAAGAAGAAAAAAACCTTATGAGTTATTTGGTAGCCAATATTCCATCAATCGAAGTCTTAATCGATAAAAGATTTTTATACGATTTTCAAAAAGATGAAAAGGGTAATTATTTAGGAGATGGTGAATGGGAAAAAGGACATTGGGTAAGCGTTAAATCAATCGCAAATCGAGCATTATTATTTGAAACTTATATTGACGCATTTGGGGCAGTATATGACAAGTTACCTATACATGCATTTCGTTGGAGACCATTAGAAGTAACTGATAAGACCTTTCCTTTGGATTTCTTACAACTTTGGGATTGTTTATCATACAACATATCAGTTATTGAAAAAAGGGTACTAAGGGGAACGAAAACTTTCACAACAATGAAGGACCATAGTGTTGCTGAGGGTGAGTATCTTTTTACAATTGATACTACGCATTCAGAACCAAACGAAATAGATTGTGGATGGAGTGAAACACCAAATGAACATAAATGTTATAACATATCTAAATTGGATAATGGACAATTTTGCGCACAACCTAACAATAGGACTCGTTGGTATCAACCAAGCAGAACTGACGATATAACAAAAATACCTTATTTCCGATATTCAACTAAAGTTTGGAAATGTGAGGATTATGGTAAGTGGAGACCTTCTGAAACAAATTGGGATTATATATCTTAATCAAATAGGTAATATTTATAGACATGATACGATTAAAAGACATATTATCGGAAGAATTGAATGAAGCAGGATATCCTGAAGATTTATCATTTGAAGACTTTGCACAAAAAAGATTAGAAGGTGCAACTAAAATTTCAAATGATTCAAAAGAAAAGGGTGGGGCTGCATTACTAACACACCATCACTTTGTTGTAAAACTTCCACATTATAAAAAAGCAGCGGAAGGTAACTTTAAACAAGCTGATGCGCAAATAGAACTTAAAAAATATTTAGATGAGTTGTGTACCCTATCAGTTGATATGGAACAAATTCATTTTCAAGAATTAGTTGGTCTAATAGAAGTATTGGGTGAATTAATTATAAAATCAAAATAGTTACAACTTTCACTAAACTAAACACACATGGGCGAGGGTGATAGTAAAAACAATCAACAAGCTGAAAAGCAAGGAAAACAGAATAATGCTATTCAAAGATATGGCGTTAATGCTGGCACTATTCTTCAATCCGTTTGGGTTCGATGCCGTACAATATTCCCTAATATTACTGACAGGAAGTTTATGGAAGGCGAACTTCGTTTTGTATTGTATAGCGGGGTTATTCTTTGGAGTTTATATATGGCTTACGAAGCGTTTAAATAGATTTGGTAATATGGAATAAATTTCGTATATTTGTATTACAAAAAGGAGGTTAGTATGGAAATTAATGAAAAGGTATTAGAACTTAAAGTTAGAGAAGCCGAATTAAAGGAACAATTGGCGTATTACGAAGCGTATCCACCTGTAAACAATATGGGTAAATGGTCTCGTCAAACTGCAATAGACCGTATTTCCGAAAGATTAGCTAAAGTTCAGGAGAAAATCAATTTCCACGATTCTATATATTTATCTAATGAAATATACAAAGAATGGAAAAAGAGTGTAGAGTAGTAAAATTAACAGAAGCTTCTTTAGGAAGGGTTCTCCAACATATTCAAGGAAAAAAGAATGTAAAAAGTTGGGGAGTTGTAACTGCTTACAGATATGGTAACACACCTGCGGAAAATAAATTAGCAAATAAAAACTTAGCAGACAAAATAAGAGCCGAAAAGTTGGGGTTTTTTGAAATGGAAGGACATTGGCAAGAGTGTCAAGATAAGAGAGTAAATTACTTTGATTGTCCAAAAGATAAATTAGTAGATTCAACTGAAATATCATTGTTTGTTCCAAATATAGGAATTAAACAAATTCATAAATTAGGAAAACAATTTGAACAGGATTCAGTTTTATATGGTGGTGAAGATACAAAAGGAAAAGGAGTTCTTGTTTATAAAAATGGTAGAGTAGAAAATGTGGGAGATATGCATCCTGATAATATGCAACAAGCATATTCTAAGATGAGAAATACTGGAAAAGTATTCGCATTTCAGAGAAAAACAGGTACACAAAGAAATTTACCAAATCTATCAGGATCATCTGCTGAAAGAGATGATAAATTAATTAAAATGTTACCAAAAGATATTCTAAATAAAACCGTAAGAAATCCTGAAACCGGTAGAGATATAAAAGTACAATCCGCATTAAAATACCAAGATGGTGCACCTGTTAAAAAGAATGCAATGTCATTGGTACAAATGATGAATAAAAAATAATTATGACAATCGGATTTGGACAAGTTGCAGCATCTGATATTAACGCCGAATTTGGCAGAGGTGGTCAAATGGGTATTTATGAAGCTCGTAATGGATACTATGGTGGTATAAACGATAGAAGTGGATACAGGCCTACCGCAAATGGACAGAGTGGATACGCATATTCAGATTGGAGAGGATATAACGGATATGCATCAAGACCATATGTTTATTGTTTTCTACAAGAATCTCAGGTGGATGTTAATATGCGATTCTATTTTTATAATGTATATGGTGGGAATTATCTAAGTGAAGCATGGTTCTTTGGTGGCACAGGACCTTGGACAGAAGTAGCAGATAATTGGGGTGTGACGTTGAGAGTGGGTGATACTATTAATGTATATTGGCATTGGTTTGGTTGGGGAAACTATTATAAAAACATATATGTAGCTATATATAGTCCTCAACGTGGAAACATATATTATCAAGGTTGTACTCCGGGTGGATATGATTACGCGTATCAAAATAGCATACTCTCTGGTGAAATTTGGTACTGCTATGGAGTTGATTATTACTGTTAATTAAAAAATAAATAATATTATGATAAAGTATTTTGTACAAAGAGATAGCTATATGAGATTCGATGATTCGGATTATTCATTGACTACCGTTACCAATTCTAGTGGAACTGAAAACTATTCACTTGTGGTAACAAGAGACCGTATGGTTCACGATTCTATTACCACTATGATAACCACTTCAATAAGTTCGGATTCGGAAAATGGTAATTTACCAGGATTTGCCGAAAGCAATGAAACTGCTTTTAATAACGCAAAGAATATTGTATTAACTGAATTGAATAAACTAGTATAATATACAAATAAATTATGAAAATTGTTATAGTTGGAGCAGGTACTGCTGGATGGATATCCGCTATGTACCTTGCTAATAAGAATATAAGAAAGGATGGGCAAACCCCATATCAAATAACTGTAATAGAAAGCAAGAATATTCCAATTATTGGAGCAGGTGAAGGTTCTACCGCATCGTTATATTCCATGCTTAAAAAGAATTTAAAAAATCTAAAAGGATTAAATCAAACTGAATTTTTTAAAAAAACCAACGCAACAATTAAATTGGGATTGAATTGTAAAGATTGGAATGGAGATGGTACTGAATTTAAAGTACCACTACAACCATCAAGTACAAGTACACTAACTGCGATAGATTTTGATTATATTTTGGCAACTGCACATGAATCATCTTATTTATCATCACCAATGGGAATACCTTGGGATGTAAATACTGTACCATTTCATTCGGCAAGTTTTAATGATATTTCTGGTGGATATGGTTATCATTTTGATGCACATAAAGTTGGAGAATATTTCAAAGAAGTGGCATTACAAAATGGTGTAGAATGTATTCAAGCTGACGTAGTTGAAACTGATGTTGATGAGAGTGGGAATTTGGTAGCACTAACTTTAGATAATGGGAATACAATATTATCTGATATGTGGTTTGATTGTACTGGGTTTAATAAAACTTTAATAAATTCGGTTGGTGGTAAGTGGAAAAGTTATTCTGACTATCTGCCATGTAACAAAGCAATGCCGTATTTGTATGAGTATGAAGAAAATGAAACTATAAAACCGGAAACTTTAGCTTGGGCAATGCCAAATGGGTGGATGTGGCAGATACCAACACAAGAAAGATACGGATGTGGATATGTGTATTCGGATAAGTTTATAACAGATGAACAAGCGTTAGAGGAAGTACAAAGGATAACAGGTAGAAAAATAGAACCAGTTAGAATAATAAGTTTTGATCCCGGTAGACAAGAAAGAGTTTGGATTAATAATGTAATGGCTGTTGGGTTATCTTCAAATTTTTTAGAACCAATGGAAGCAACATCGATACATTCAACTATAATGCAATTGGAAATATTTACAACTATGTATTTAGGTATTGATTCGTATGAAACAATCTTTGAAACAAATATTAATAAATACAATTTAGCATTCTCAAAAATATTTGATAGTTATAGGGATTTGATTCAAATACATTATATAACAAAAAGAGAAGATAGTGATTTTTGGAAATGGGTTAATAACGAAATGCCTAAAACTGATAAAGTTAAAGAAATAATTGAAATATGTAAATATAAATGCCCATCACCATTCGATTTTGATAATATTATTGGAGCGGCTGGATGGGGTACTTGGTCAAATGTTGTAAGTGGATTAGGAATTTTACAAAAAAGAATTGCGTGTAATACATTGTGGGGTAATGATTTACACAATGATTCTGAGCAAAATTTTGATAAGATGATGCATCACTATTATAAACATACTAAGAATTTTATAACTCATAATGAATTTATAAAATTTATTAAAACGGAAAAAAATAAATAATCTCTATTTATCAAAGAATTAAATGTCTAATACGGATAACTCATTGATTTTCAATGACTTAAAAAAGTTATCCACATTTATTAAAAAAGATTTGGCGGATTGAAATTATTTTTGTATCTTTATAAAGTTAAGAAATTAATAAGATAGTTCTTTAAAATTATATCGCGGATTAGAGCAGTGGTAGCTCGTGTGGCTCATAACCATAAGGTCGGTAGTTCGAATCTATCATCCGCTACAAAAAAAATATTTGTAAAAAATATTAGGAATATTGAAAAACATTTCGTATCTTTATAAAGTTATTAAGGTTGAAGCCAACAACTAATAAAACCGATTGTGTGACCTTCCCTATTAGGAAGGTGGAGGAAAAGCCGGACACCTTAATAACATTTTTAAAAAATATTTGTAAAAAGATTTGGAATAATGAAAAAAGTTTCGTATCTTTATAAAAATCAGAAGCAAGTTCTGAAAAGTTCTTTAAATTATTGAAATTATTACACAAAGTAACCTCGTGTTACATAGTGTACAATGGCCGCCTATGGTCGTCAAATAAACTACGAAAGTAGGATAAAGTGAAACATTTGGTTAAATGTTTTGCGGTTCACAACCCTGTAAGGTTATGAGCTTGAGTAGGCAAGTGAGATATCGTTCTGGCTTTGTATGTGAGGGTAACACTGTAGCAGAAGAGTTGGGATGGCTGAGCAAATGTAGATTGTTCAGTTGAGTTGGGAACAACGATAAGAATAACTCATAGAATTTATGTAAGATATAGAAAGCTAATCCCTTTTTACTATTGCGTGATTCAATATTAAAGTGGTCTTGATAAACAAGCTATCCGAAAGGACGTAAGTTAAGACTGTGTACGCGTGGTGGCGTTACTATCCTTTAGAATGGGACACCAATCCCTTCTATTGAAGATGACTTGAAATATGGCGTTGAGATAACGCATCGGGTAGTATAGTATTTCGTTGTTCAAAAGATAACGAAGCTGGTGATGAACCACTACCTGAATCCATCTACGAACCAAAACTCATTTTTACTTTGGTGTAAAAACTACAATTAAAAATCTGAAAAAGTGTTCATCAGTTGCAAATGAAAGGTGTGTACATAGTAGGGAGCTGTTCCCTGCCACCAAACCCCTCAAAGGAATGGTGATTCTTTCGAAAGGTTTCTAACATCGCGAGGTGCTAATCTGCTCGGCAGGGTAGAAGAAAATAAGTAAAAAGAGAGTAGTTTGTAACTCTAAGATTGGTTGACTATATCAACCCACATTGAATCGGTACTTCTCAAAAGGAAGTGGAAACGAAAGGAAACAAATAATCTTTCTAAAGCTGGTTCACAATATGGAGTATTCTCATCCTTATCTTATTTTCTCAATGGTTAGTGTTGGTTCGATTCCAATAGAGAAAGCGATTTCAATCGAAAGATTGTTTTCATATCTTAATTTTTATTACAACTTGAAAAGGGGGTGTCACTCTGACATCCCCGATTTAAGCCTGATAAAAACTAACAAAGATTCGGAAAATAAAATTATTATATACTTATTATAACAACAAAGATGAAAACTTTAACACTACATACAAATTGTTCGCAACCTACATTGAGAAATGAATGGTGTGGGATTCGTATGTTCAGTACGTTTAGTAATCCGGCACAGGCAAATTTAGGCAAGGTGGATTATATTAGTACAGGGTTAGAGGAAGCTTCAGGTTGGTAAATATATTTTTACTCATCATCATAGAAAGACCTCTAACTCAAAAAGTTAGGGGTTTTTTGTTTTTGGGGTTCTTTGACATTGTGGAAAATTTGGGAGTGTTGAGCAACGGTTGCTTAGCAGACTGTAAATCTGTGGTTTTACAACATTGGGGGTTCGAATCCCTCCACTCCCACAATATAGGGTAATGGGCCAATGGCTAGGCCGCTTGCTTTGGGAGCAAGACATCGTGAAGGTTCGAGTCCTTCTTACCCTACTAGGGGTTTGGTGGAAACCCAATAGTATGTGATGAGCATACATCCACCACTTATTGGAATATAGCTCAGCTGGTTAGAGCGTTGACCTGATACGTCAAATGTCTGTGGTTCGAATCCACATATTCCAACAAACGCGTGGTAGGCTATGGCAGCTAAAAAGACTCCAAATCTTTACGAGAGGGTTCGATTCCTTCACTGCGTGCAAATTGGTTCTTTGGTGTAACGGATAGCACCCTTCACTACGGATGAAGAAGTAAAGGTTCGAATCCTTTAGGGACTACAATATGGTCAGTTGTCCGAGAGGCGAGGAGATGGTCTGCAAAACCATTCACATTGGTTCAAATCCAATACTGACCTCAAACTGCGTAGTAGCTTAATGGTAAAGCATTGGATTCATAAACCAAAGAGTGATAGTTCGATTCTATCTTACGCAACAAATACCCGAATGGTGGAATTGGTAGACACTATTATCGTTTTTTCAATGTGTATGATATTTATATAAAACATACATTATTATGAGAACTGATATAACAACTAGAAAATCTGAAATTGAAAAATGGATTAGTGAAAATAGAACAAAAAATTGGATAGCTACACAATTGGTGTGTAAAATAGATACATTAAATTCTTATCTAAAAAAATGGAATATTATATATGTAGGTAATCAGGGTGAAAGGGGATACAAAAAATCAAAAGTTAGAAAAACAGCAATTGAATATTTGAATTCGGATAAACATATAAGTAATCCAAGACTTAGGAAAAAATTGATAGAAGATGGTATAAAAAAAGATGAATGTGAGGATTGTGGAACTAGTGAATGGATGGGTAAAAAAATTGTATTGGAACTACATCATATAGACTGTAATCATTATAATAACGATTTATCAAATTTAAAAATACTTTGTCCAAATTGTCATTCACTAATACCAAATCATCATAAAAAAACACCCGTATAGCCGAATGGGATAGGCAGCAGTTTTAGAAACTGAAATTTATAGGTTCGACTCCTATTACGGGTACATTAACAATTAAAAACAAAATTATGGTTTATAAGAAATTGTATTCAGGCATTGAAGTTGACTTAAATGAGTATATCAAAGAGTATATGGACCTTAATAATGAGGTTGAAATACTAATTGGATGTGACTCACAAAATCAGGGAGAAAAAACTACATACGCTATTGTAGTTGCCTTATACAAACCAGGTAAAGGGGCACACGTTCTATATCGTAAATGGAAAACTGAAAGAGAATTCACTCGTTCAATCCGTTTATTAAATGAAGTATGGTACGCTGTTGAAACTGCAGAATTTATGAGAGAAGCTGGTATTAAAAAACCAAAGTGGATTGATATTGATTTGAACCCTGACCCAAGATATAAATCAAATGAAGTATTCAGACAAGCAGTTGGTATGGTAGAGGGAATGGGATATGAAGTAAGATATAAATCATTAGGTCCAATTGCAACATATGCAGCTGACCACTTAGTGAAAGGATAAAAAGTATTAGGATTATTAATAATTTTTTTGTATATTTGTAATGTTGATATGGTGTTTGAAGCTTTAAGGTGAAGCGCTAGTTTGTGGAGCTAGATAAGACGGTTCGATACCGTCCTTACACCCAAAAGGAGAATTGCCCGAGTGGACGATGGGGCCGGTTTGCTAAACCGTTGTACGATGAAAGTTGTACCGTTGGTTCGAATCCAACATTCTCCGCAAAAATGATTTGGAAATATGAGAAATTTTTCGTATATTTGATATGTTCTTTGAAATAATGGATAACATAGATGTTCCGGTGGACAAATTGGTTAAGTCGCCACTCTTTCACAGTGGAGATTGCGGGATCGTGGCCCGTCCGGAATACCAAAAATAATTGTATAAAACACGATTAAAAAATAAGTTCGATTATACTTATATGTATGAAATGTATAAAATGTAATAATGAGCATGATGGCTCTTTTGGAAGTGGTAAGTATTGTAGTAGAGCATGTGCAAATAGTAGAGTATTTTCAGATGAAACTAAACTTAAAAAGAGTTTAGCAAATAAAGGAAATACATCTTGGAATAAAGGTAAACAATATACTACTGTGGATTGGGTAGTTAGTAAATGCCAATATTGTAGTGGTGATATTAAACATAGAAAAACTCAACCAAAACAATACCATTCCGAATGTTGGCTAAAGGCATCTGGTGGATATCGTAGAGGAGCTGGTATTGGTAAGAGTGGGTGGTATAATGGTATATGGTGTGATAGTAGCTATGAATTAGCTTGGGTTATATATCAGTTCGACCATAATATTCCATTTGAACGAAATAAGCAAAGGTTTTCGTATGAATGGAAAGGTGTTATTAGAGAATACATACCGGATTTTATCAAATATGGTGATATAATTGAAATAAAAGGATATGTTGATGGGCAAGTTAAGGCTAAACTACAATCCGTACCAAATCTTAAGATACTTTTTAGACAAGATTTGAATATAGAATTTGAGTATGTTGAAAATAAATACGGAAAGGATTTTATTAAACTATATGAAGGAAACCCATATAAACAACTTACAGGCAAATGTAAATTATGTGGAAATAGTTGTAAAGAAAAAAGTGTTTATTGTTCTAGAAAATGTGCCGGAATTGGTAACAATAGAAATAGTAAATTAAAATACGCCTCCTTAGCTCAACTGGTAGAGCAACGCTTTTGTAAAGCGTAGGTCGTTGGTTCGAATCCGACAGGAGGCTCAGTTGGAGTGTTAGTTCAGTTGGTTAGAATGCATCCCTGTCACGGATGAGGTCATGGGTTCGAGTCCCATACATTCCGCAATGGTTCGGTAGCTCAGCTGGATAGAGCACAAACCTTCTAAGTTTGGGGTCATTGGTTCGAATCCAATCCGAATCACATTAAAAACTTTAAAACAAAATGTTATGAATGCAAATGTAATTTTATCTTTCATATTATTTATCCTACCAATGGAAATTAATATGATGGAGAAGGAAATCGAAATGGAGATTAAAGGTATTGAGCCTGATATTGTAACTGTAACAACGTATTCGGTAACTGAAGCCCAAACGGATTCAACTCCATTGATAACCGCAAGTGGGTTTAAGATTAATCCTAATAACCCTAGAGGACATCGTATCATAGCAGTTAGTAGAGATTTGAAACGTAAGTACAAATTTGGACAGAAGGTTAGAATAGAAGGAGCTGGTAAGTACAATGGTATTTACACAATTAGAGATTTGATGCATCATCGTTGGAAAAATAAAATTGACATTCTTATTAATCCATCAGATAAGCATACAAAACTTAGAAAGATAAAAATGTTTAGAGTAGAAAAGAAAAACAAATTAGGATAAGATAAAAACTTTTCGTATATTTGTATAGTTAAATGCCGAAGTGGTGGAATGGTAGACACGCAGCACTTAAAATGCTGTAAGCTGAAAGCTTGTGTGGGTTCGAGTCCCATCTTTGGTACGGTGTAACGATTTGGAAACAAATGACTGGACAGACGCTAAGTATGAAGAAAACGAAACACTACGATAAAGGTAGTGAAAAGACAGTTTAACAGTACAGCCGTTACATTATTTTTGGGGGATTAGCTGAGTTGGTTTAGCACTTGCCTTGCACGTAAGATACATCGGTTCGAATCCGGTATCCTCCACAATTGTAATGATTCAGAAATGAATGACGGAACAGACGCTAAGAATGAAATGGAAACTTGGGCAAGCCCGGACACAAACCGTACAGACATTACAACCTTATTAAAAAAACAAATAGTTATGGAAAATGAATTAACAAATGAAAGTGGTATCATTAAAATAGAGATACAAAAAGGTGACAAGGTAGTAACTGCATCAATGTATTTAGAAAACTATCTAAAAGTAAAAAAACTACACCAAATTTCTTTAGGTGATGATATGATAGATAGTCTTATTAATGAATTAAAAGATTAAAGAAATATGCCGGAGTGGCGGAATAAACAATGTAGATTGACGAATCACATTGAGACGTGCCTAATTCGAAGTGGTGGGGTGACCGAAAAGGACCCCGTGAAGTTAATCAATACTTCCTCCGGCACCTTATTTGGAAAGCAATGATTAGGTGTGCATCATCGCACTTAAAGTTGCCTATATCGGTTTTCCAAAATGGACTTGTAGCTTAATGGTTGAAGCACCTGACTCATAATCAGTAGATTGTAGGTTCGAGTCCTACCTGGTCCACCAAAACAAAAATGCGAGTATAGTATAGTGGTTATTATGCCTTCCTTCCAAGTAGGATACGCCGTTTCGATTACGGCTACTCGCTCTAGTGGGCCATTGTGAACAGGCCGCAAGAAGAATAGATGTTTTTCATTCACAAATACTCAAGTACCCGTATCGCACAGTAGGGTTAAATAAGATGGAAGCTCTGTTGCGAGAGCCAGAATGCTTGAGATTATTGCCATTTAGTGTAACGGTAACACAACTCCCTTTGACGGAGTTATTTTAAGTTCGAATCTTAGAATGGCATCAAAAGATTTGGTAATGTGAAATAATTATTGTATCTTTACTTAAATTAAAAATAAAAGTTATGTTAGTTGCGTATTATGTAATTTGTATTATCTATTGTTTCTACCAATTGAATGTTAAATACAAACAAAGAGGAGTTGAATATAGTTCTCCTGAATTAGATGCCATTATGGTATTGGTTATGGCTTGGATATTAGCACCGATTGATGTATCTTTAACTTGGATTAGAATGGTTAAAGAAGGAGAGGAAGCTAGAAGGAGACAGGCAGCCGCTCCCTTCTTAGATAAGGAAACTTTCAGAAATGAAGAAACTCATATATATTAGTAGAATAAAGGAAGCGTACTCAAGCGGTTGACGAGACCGTACTTGAAATGCGGCATACGTGAAAGCGTATCGTGGGTTCGAATCCCTAACTCTCTGCAAAAAATATGAGTAAACGTACCCTTTTGTAAAAAGTATATATTTATAATAAACAAAAGGGTATGAGTGCTATAATTTATGAAACCATAAATCTTTATAATAAAGAAAATAATATATTACCTTACAAATATTTGGGAAGTGACCAACACAATAAGCCTGAATATTTAGGAAGTAGTAAATTATTATTAAAAGATATAAAAACTTTGGGAAAGCAATATTTTGAAAAAAGAATATTATGTGAATTTAAAGAAGATATATCAAATACTTTATTACGAAAGATTGAAAGCCAAATACAAAGATTTATAGATGTAGCTAATAATCCGGAGTATTATAATAAAACAAATAGTTCACATATTGGGTATGTTGAAACTGATGAAGAACGAAATATCAGAATGTCAAAGACTCATATTGGATATAAAAAATGGTGGAATTCTTTAGGCGATGATGCTAAAAAAGAGCACTCATTAAAATGTAGTAATACATCAACCAAAGGAAAAACCTATGAACAAATATATGGTGAAGAACTTTCTGAAATAAAAAGAAAAAATCTTTCCAAAAATAATGGTATGGCTAAAAAAATAATAGATATGAAAACAGGTCAGATATTTGATACTATGTTAGAAGCTATGAATCATTATGGAATTAAGAAATATGGAACATTAAAAAATAAATGTATTAAAGAAAAGGAAATTAAATTCCTATAAATTGTGGTATGGCGAAAATTGGCTGTCTCTGTTATGGCCTTGGCAAACGCATCCGGTTGTCTCCCGGACGTGGATAAAGAAATAGATTAGTAATATCGGGGTAGACCACCGGCTTGCAAGCGCTTTGTTACTAATTGAATCTCCACTTACATGGTTCGAATCCTGTTACCACAGCAAAATTTAAAAGTATGAAAGTTATATTATTTGTAGCATTACCATCCGAATTACCAAAAGAATTAGTTCCAAACGGAATTGATGTGGTTTATACTGGCGTTGGTAAAGTAAATGCCGCTATAAAAGCAACCGAAACTCTTAAAGATTTAGACTCAAAGAATACTATTATTATTAACTATGGGAGTGCGGGGGGACCTGACGCATTTCTTGGACATTTATTTAAGTGTAAAACATTTGTTCAAAGAGATATGGATGCAAGACCATTTACCAAAGAAACAGTAACGCCTTTTGATAATATAATATATCCCAAATTAGATAATAATGAATCCATTGAATTTGGTAAAGGATTAACTTGTTGTACACAGGATAGATTTGAAAAGAAGCCATTATCTATTTATGATATGGAATCGTATTCAATTGCAAAGGTATGTAAAATTTATGGATTTGATTTTACAGCTTATAAATACATAAGTGATAGTGGTAACCCAGATGATTGGGAAACAAATCATAATAAAGGGATTGAATTATTTTTAAAAGCATTGGATAAATAAAAAATATGAAAGACGAGTTTTACATTATGAGAGCACCCTTTTACGCAGATGGATTGATTGATATGATTGATTGGATAAATACTATTAGACCTACATCAGAAATGCGTATTATTGAAATAGGTAGTTATGTTGGTGAAAGTACTATGATATTTGCTGATAGATTTAAAGAAGTAGTATCAGTAGACCCTTTTGTTAATTATGATATTGATTTTGATTTTATTTCAAACGGCTTCGCACCATTTGATAAAGTGTATAAACAATTTATAACAAATACATTATCAATTCCTAATATAAAATCAATAAGAGAAACATCTGAAAACGCATTATATATACTGAAAGACCAGCAATTTGATATGGTTTATATAGATGGGCTTCATACATACGAAGGTGTATCATATGATATAGAACATTACAAAACTTTAATTAAGCCAGGTGGATTTGTTTGTGGACATGATTATGGATGGGATGGTGTTAGAAAGGCTATTGTAGAATTACTTGATGATAAAGTTGATGCAACATTTAAAGATGCTAGTTGGGCAAAACAAATATAATATGGAAAACGAAATAGAAATAAACGATGGACACTATTTAGAATTGATGGATAGATTGCATGTTATAATATGTACACTAAATGACCATTGTATAGAGCATCCACTAGCACAATCAGATAAAGACATAAAGTTTCAAATAGAATATGCAGTAGGACAATTGTGGGATGCATATCAATTGGTAGGAAACAAATCACCAAATTAAAAAATATGAAAATTGTTATAGTAGGTGGTGGTACTGCTGGTTGGATAGCAGCTTGTTATTTCGCAAGATTTAATCAAAATTTGAAAAATGAAATAGTTGTTATTGAAAGTTCTAAAATACCAACAATAGGAGCGGGAGAAGGTTCTACTGGTATTTTTACTAAGATAGTCAATAATCATTTTACTAGATTTGGAATTGATGAAATTGACTTTTTAAATAAAACAAGTTCAACATTAAAATTGGGTATTCGTTTTAAAAATTGGAATGGTGATGGTAAAGATTTTTTAAGTCCGGTACAACCAACTGAAACAACAATATCTAGTGTAGATTCGCACGTATTGGTATCCCATATTTTAGGAGATTATGCAGATAGTTCAGCTTCTGGATATTTGATGAATAATGATTTATCAACGTATAGTAAATCTGGAAGTACAATAATGGGGCATTCATATCATTTTGACGCTAAAAAAGTTGGAGAGTATTTTAAAGAATACGCTATGGCAGCTGGAGTTAAATGTGTAGATACAGAAGTTATTACACTAAATAAAAATAAAATTACAGGTGAATTAGATAGTATTGAAACTCCAATAGGAAATATATCAGCAGATTTTTGGGTGGATTGTAGTGGATTTAGTAGAGTATTAATTGGACCTATGGGCGGTGGATGGAAAAGTTATTCTGATTATTTACCAACCAATAGTGCAATACCATACATACACCAATATGAAACAAATGAAACCCCAAAGTTAGAAACTTTAGCTTGGGCAATGCCAAATGGGTGGATGTGGCAGATACCAACACAAGAAAGATACGGATGTGGATATGTGTATTCGGATAAGTTTACTACATATGATAATGCCGTTGATGAATTAATAAAAATAACTGGTAGGAAAATAGAACCATTACGAAATATAAAATTTGATTGTGGTAGAGTTGAAACTCCTTGGGTTAAAAATGTAGTAGCAATTGGATTATCACAGGGGTTTGTTGAACCGTTGGAGGCAACCTCAATACACGCTACAATTATACAATTAGATTTTTTATTAACCAATACAACAAACTTTAGTTTAGAAAAAGAAAGTACTATATTTGATTCTAATATCAATCGTTATAATGAATTTGTTGGTAGATTCTTCGATGACATTAAAGATTTAATTCAGTTACATTATATGACAGATAGAGAGGATACCCCATTTTGGAAGTATTGTAAATATGAAATGAAACGTACTGATAATGTAAGAGATATATTAAATATATGTAAACATAGAAGTCCTTCAATGTTAGATTTTAACTTCTATCATGGTTCTGGTAATTGGGGGGTTTGGTGTTGGACACTTATAGGGTTAGGTCATCTTACAAAAGAGGTTGCAAAAAATACATTAAAGGCATATAATAATACGGATGAACAAATTTTAAATACATTTAATGGTATAAAAAATAGAAATTTTAAAAATTCAATAAGATGTATGAATAACAAAGATTTTATGAAAACTTTATTAAACAAAAAATTAGGTAAATGATGAATGTTAACAACGAAGCAATAGAACACTTAAAAACAAATATCAAAACAAAGTTAGGTGTATCACCTATTGATGGTATTGGTGTATTTGCAATAAAAGATATAAAAAAAGATGAGCAAGTATTTCCAATTTGGGAAGGTGAAAGTTTTATGTACATAATACCAAATGACAGATTATCTGATATACCAAATGCGGTATTGGAACTATTAGATATGTATTTTATAAACGATGATCTTGGATTTAAAATAATAAGATTATTTAAGGGAATGAATTTTTTATTTCACGGAACATCATTTTGTAATTCCGCGTATCCATCCAAAGAAAATACAAATGTGGATATAACGGGTATTGCATTAAGAGATATATCAGCGGGCGAAGAAATATTGGAATGGTACACTCGAAACTTAAATTTGGAAAATTAAAATATGTATATATAAACACTAAAACTTAAAATTATGGGAGAACATCACGTACCGTTACAAATTGATGAGAACAATAATGTAACAAAAGTAGGACAAGATATGGGCGGGTCTTATGAAATAAAAGAAGCAGTTCAATTAGAATTGTTTCCCACACCTGTAAACGCGGGTATTTATGAGCAATGTATTTTATGTGGAGTAGAAACTACCACATTAAAAACCACACACATCGATTTCAGAACCGGATATATTGAGGGAGCTGGGCAATTGTGTAGAGAATGTTATATGAAAGGTAGCTCGGAAGGTAGAGAGCATATATCAATACCTAAACACTACATTAAAACATATTCAAACGATATGGAATTGGGTAAAGAAATACGAAAATATTACTACCAAACCTACTAATTTTCATAACTTATTGATACTCAGTAACTTACATAACCTGTTGATTTTCAATGGGTTATTTTTTGTCCAAAACTTTTTTATTGAGTATCAATGAGTTACGCTTTTGGGGGTAAAAATAGTTACCAAAGGGCTTGTTTATATCAAATAATATTTGTAGTTTTATATGTAACAAAAAATAAGAGATATGAAAAAGAAAATGAAATTTGTATGGTGTGGAGTTAATTTTGAACTACCCGCTGAGTGTTTAAGAACTACCGATTATTGGGGTAAAACTTTAGATAACCCATATATCTCAATTGGACGTAAAGAGTGTCCCGCAATCGCTAAACAATTTATGAAAGCTAAGTATCCACATTTATTAGTGTGGGGTTCATCTGAAACGTTTGCCAATGGTAATTCAGCTAGTGTTTATGTATGTAACGCCGATGGTACTGATTTGGATGTGGCTTCTAAAGAATGGAACGAAATTAATACATTCGTTAGACAAATGAGTGGTGGTAGATATGATGGTTGGAGTGAATCATATGAATATGGTGAGCCTGGTAAATCGGATAATGGTACTAAGTTAGATTTTGGTACAAAGTATTTACACATTGAAAACAAAGCTCCATTTGGAACTTGGCCGGATGTGGTTCGTATGTTGAAAGGTATGATGGCCGGTGAATATGTTTGGGGACCGGTATCATTGGAGAAAGCTATTGAGAAGGTTAGAGATTATAAAGTAACCGAACCAACAATTAAAAAAGCATTAGAATTAATTTAATAAAAAAATAGTTATGGATATCAGAGAACAATGTAGAGAGCGAGCTATTCAATTCGCTAAAGAATGGAATTGTGAAAACGTAAGTAATCACATTTTGGATATTATGGTTTCTATTATGTGTACACGTGATAAGAGTTCTTACGCAGGTGGTGGTTTCGTTGAAGCCGTAGTTGCTAATAACTTATATCTTGCACTTAGTAGAGCAGATACCGAT